ACGCTTGGTGTAGAAAATGTAACAGATAAAGTCAAAGAAGCCACAGAAGCTACTAAAGATTTTATCAAAGAGCAAGTAAAAGAGGGTAATCAAGCTGCTAAGGTTGCCGATATGAGGGCAAAGGCTGATATAATAGACAGAAATTTAGTCGTTGAAAGAAGTAAGCTACAAAGTAAGATAGCTCAACTTAGATTAAAAGCAAGAAAAGAGGATGAATTTTCAGCAGCAGAAAGACGAGAGGCTTTGCTTGAAGCTCAAGAATTAGAAGATACTTTATTAGATAAAGAAACTGAGGCTTTAGAACTTCGTAAAAACGCACAAATATTAGAGAATACTTTTAGTAGAACAGATAAAGCTAACAAGGACAAAGAGGCAGCAGCAATAGCAGCAGTTAATAACCAAATAGCAAGACGAGCAAACGTAGCAAGACAACTACAAAGGGAGTTAAATACTATATCTGCCCAACAAAGAGCCGAACAGACAAAAGCTGATAACGAGGCTAAGGCAGCAGCTAAAGAAAAAGCAGATGCTTTAGAAGCGATTAGACAAGCTGAAATAGTCAGCATAGAAGATAAGAGAAAAGAGGAGCTAAGGGCTGAGAAAGAGAAATATAAAGAGCTAATAGAACAAGCTAATAAGTATGGCAAAGATACTGCTGATTTAAAGATTGCTCAAGAAACCAGACTAAAAGAGATACAAGATAAATTTGATAAAGAGGATGCAGATGCAGCACTTGAAAAGCAAGAGAAAAAAATAGCTGAATTACAATACGAGCAAGAGCAAGACGAGGAACAATTTGAGCTAAGAAGAGAGGAGCTTAAAAGAAGGGAAGCTCTATTATTAGAAGATAAAACTTTAACAGAAGAGCAACGTATAGAATTAGAAAACCAATTTAAAGCTGAGTCTATAAAGATTGATAATGAAGAGGCAGCAAGTAAAGCTCAAAACTTACAAGCTCGTTTACAATTAGCTGGAGAGGTTTTAGGGTCATTATCTGCCCTTACTACTGCATTTGCTAAAGATGATGAGGAGAGCCAAAAGAGAGCATTTAAAATTAACAAGGCTATATCTATCGGACAAGCAGTTATATCTACTGCACAAGGTATTATAGCTCAATTAGCAGTACCTCAAGACGCTTTGACTGGTGCTAACTTTGTTAAGGCTGGGATAGTTGCTGCTACTGGTGCAGCTCAGATAGCTACAATATCTAAAACTCAGTTTAAAAGTCCAGCAGCCACTAAGCCAACTACTCCATCTCCACCAGCTTTAGGAGGTAATGGAAACGTAGGTACTCAGCCAAGAGGGTTTACAAGCCCAGTAATTGAAACTGAGATACCTACTACAAAAGTTATAGTAACTGAAACAGATATCAGAAACGTATCTCGTAACGTGGATGGGGTTTATAGTAGAGCCACAGTAGTGCAATAGCTTGGACAAATAATGGACTATATATAAAAAGGACTATATACTGCAATTTCCTCTTTTTAGCTTGTAGGGTATATATAAGTAGATGGACTTACCTTTTATCGAATTTAAACTTACTGACGAGGTCGAGGGACTTCAAGCGATAGCTTTAGTAGACAGACCAGCAATAGGACTAAACTACCAAGCATTTGCTCCACATAAATTTGAGGTAATTAACGAGGATAAGCGTATTGTAATGGGAGCTGCTATGATTCCAGACTTACCTATTTATCGTAGAGATGAGAGAGGCGAATATTACGCTATCTTCAAAAAAGAAACAATCAAAGCACTTGTACAAAAGCTATTCAAAGAGAATAAGCATAACGTATTTAACGAAGAGCATAACGCTTTTAAGATACTTGATGGAGTATATATCTATCAATCCTTTATAACTGATGCAGAGTTAGGCATTTCAGCTCCCTCTGGTTTTGAGAATGTAGCAGACGGAACTTGGTTTATCGCTGCTAAAGTAGAGAATGACGAAGCTTGGGCAAAGGTTAAAGAGGAAGGTATTTTAAAAGGGTTTAGCGTTGAGGGTGTATTTGACTTAGAGCCGTATAAATTTAAAAAGATGAATAAATTAAACTTAGAGAGTGTTATAAGCACTTTAAAATCTGTATTTTCAGATGCTGAGGTAGAAGAGACTACGGAGGAAAACTTCGCAGAAGCTACTTTAGTTGATGGAACTATTGTTAAATGGGAAGGCGAATTAGCTGATGGAACTGCTTTAGTAGTGGTTATGCCAGAAGGTGAGGTTGCTGCTCCAGATGGTATTCACGAGTTATCAGATGGTACTTTAATTGAAACTGCTGGAGGATTAGTAGTTAATATTGAAGCTGCTGCTGACCAAGAGAAAAAAGAAGAGGAAGAGGAAATGTATGACAATGAGTTTAACTCAGAAATGCTTAACGACCTTATTGAGAAAGCAATGGCAAAATATGCTGAGGCTTTTACTGCTTCTTTAGACCTTGTTAAGTCTGAGAACGAAAGCCTTAAAGCTGAATTAGCTGAGGTTAAGAATGCTAAAGACGAGTTAAAAAATGAGTTTTCTGCTACACTCAACAAAGTAGGAGAGGATTTAGAAGAGATTGTTAAGGCTGAGCCGTCAACATCTTCTAAGCCACAAGAATTTAAAGCACTAACAAGAGCTGAAAGAGCTGCTCAAATGGGTGCTATTATAAGAGCAAATAAATAAATAAAATAGAAAAATGAGTTTTGATGTATCAAGTTTAACGAATTACGTTAACGAACAATCGACAGACTTAATCTCAAGATTATATTTTGAGAAAACGTCAAGTGACTACTTCACACTTCAATCTGGAGTAAAGAAAACTGATGCTTTGCATCTATTAGCAGTTAGTGCATTCCCACAAGATGGTTCTGGTTGTGCAGTAAGTGCTTCTGGTGATGTGACTTTCTCTGACAGAAACCTAACAGTAGGTCAAATTACTTACTTTAGTGGATTTTGTATGAAAGACCTTATCCCTAAGTACACTCAAATTTTATTGAGAGCTGGAAACGGAGAGACTGAAGAGATGGCTTTCGAAGCTGAGGTTGCTGAGTCTGTAATTAAAACAATTATGGAGCATAACGAGGTTGCTGACTGGCAAGGAGATACTACTTCTGCTAACGTTTATATTAACAGATACGATGGTCTTAACAAGATTATTGACGCTGCTGGTACTGCCGTAGATGGTAATACTTCTGCTGCTACTGCAATTACTGCTGGTGCATCTGGTAACATTGACGGATTGATTACTGATATCTGTAATGCACGACCAGCAAAAGTTAAGTCTGCTGCTAATCAAGTATTATTCGTAGGTCAAGATACTTTCGATAAGTATGTAGATACTTTGAATGCTAAAAACCTATACCACGTAAACGCTACTGATTGGGCTAACTACGAGACTTCAATCGCTGGTAAAAACGTTCAGTTGGTAGGTGTTGCTGGTCTTGACGGAACTAACAGAATGTTCTTAGGTACTAAAGAAAACTTCTTCTTAGGATTCGACTTACAAGGAGATGACGAAGAGTTTGATATGTGGTACGACAAGAAAGACGATAAGGTATATTACCGAGTTAAATTTAAGAGAGGTTTACAAGTAGCATACCCAGATGAGATAGTTGAATTTACATTAGCCTAACCCTTTAAAATAAAATAAAGATTATGGCGTGTAATTTAACAACTGGTTTCTCGGTAGGATGCAATGATTCAATCGGTGGAGTAGCAGAATTCTGGATAGCAAATATGCCGACAGACTTTGCTGCTACTAACGATGGAAGTGGAGAAGTAACTGCTTTGAGTGGTACTGGACTAACTTATTATAAGTTTGAATGTACTAATGCTCAAGGAGCTGCATCTTTAATGAATGATAATCCTACTGTGAACGATGCAAATGGAAGTAGCTTTTTTGACCAAACTGCAACTTACGTTCTCAATAAAATGGAGAAAGCAAAGCGTAATGAGGTTAAAATGTTAGCAAGAGCTAAGATGAGTATAATTATCAAGGATAATAATGGTACTTACTGGCTAATGGGAGAAACTAACGGAGTGAGATTAGTTTCTGGCGACAACGGAACTGGAACTGCTTTAGGAGATAGAAATGGTTATAGCCTTTCTTTCCAAGCACAAGAGCCAGAGCCTATGCCAATAGTAACTGTAACGTTACCTTTATAAGAGAATCTAACTCTAAATAGAAACATCATAGCCCACTTCGTAATAGGGGTGGGCTTTTTTTAAATACCAAAAATGGACATAATAGAAAAAGAAACAACAAATTACGTTTATTGCAACATTTCTAACGAGGTTGAGAACACTTACTACACTATGTCTATTCAAAGTGCTGAGTATGAAGTAAACGCTACTTTAGCAGCTCCAGCAGAAGTGAATAATAGGTATGTTAAATTTACGTTAGTTGAGGGAACTCAAGATTTACCTAACGCCACAATAGAGCTACCTAATAACGGAGATTATCCGTATAAGATAATAAATGCCACAACAATAGGAGGAACAGAGGGAATTGAGATACACAGAGGCATATTAAGATTGAAACAACCACAAGAAGTCGTATATTCGTACACAGACGAACAAAATACTTACATATATGAATAAGTTTCCAATAGTAACGGAGTTTGCTTCACAAGAAGTACCTAAGTTTTTAGAGAAAAAGAATAAGAATATAGTCTGGTTTGGTGCAGATAATATGTACCCTTACGAGCTAATAGACCTATACAACGATAGTAGCACACACAACGCTATTATTAATGGTAAAGTAGGTTATACTGTTGGCAACGGATTAGAGGGCGAAGATATAGAAACTAAAAAATGGTTAAGCCAAGCTAATATAGACCAAGATTGGAC